GGGGCATTTGTAAGCGTAGCCGTTTTTCGCATGCGCTCCTCAAGCTTTCCAATTTCAACAATTTGCGAATAAGGGTCTTGCAATTGGGAAATGCGCTGTAATTCTTGCGGATGACGTTTGCTTGCTGCATAGATAAAGGCGGAAGGGTCTTTAATCCCGCGCAAGGCTCTAGTCATATCATCTGTAATAGGCTGTTGTTGAACAACTTCTCTAAAATCACTGAATCTTGCCATGCCATTCGTGAAATTATCCCTAAAATTAGCCTCAGCTTCCGCTTCTCGCTGTTGATGCTGTTGCTGTACTTGTTTTTGCCCCATTTTCGAGACAGTAGTTTCAACAAAACGCTCTAGTTGTTGCTCCCAGTTTTCAGCAGAATCAGGATTATAGGCAAATTCTTGTTGTGGCTGTTGGGGTTGTGCTTGTGCTTGTTGCTGTCCCGCATTGCCACGCGCGAGACGCTCACGAATTGCTTTATTAATGCGCTCGTTTACTTCTTCCTCGGTGTAAACTTTGGGCTTGCCTTTGGTGTTGCCGTAGTCGTCAAGGTCTGATGTATCTTTAGCAATCTCTTCTCTATCTCTATCATCTCCTCCATCATCTTCCTTTGTGGCGCGGTCATTGTTTCGCTCATCATATTCGGTATTTGTAAGCTCATCTTCATTTGAACTTTCCTCCTCGATTGCGGATGATTCACTATCTTGCATCTCCGGCGCACGTGGTCCATTCTGTGCGGTCAATAACTCATCTATATTGCTTACTTCTGTCATAAATCTACTCCCTTAGCTAATCAAAAATTCCTTTTTATTCAAGCTCAATCATTGAACTTTGTGTGTCAAACTTTGTGTGTCAAAATCTTAATTAAATTATCAGCGTGAGAAATTGAGGCATCCGATTTCGTTCTCTCAGTTTCCGCCATGTAACGTAATTCTTGTTCTTGTAACTCGCCTGCGACTTGAAGCTTTTCATTTTGAATGCGCATCATCTCGATTTGATTTTCAGCCTCCTGCGCCTGGGCTTTCATCATTAATTCTTTCTCTTTTATCTCAAGCTCGCGCTGCTTGATTTGCATCTCCATTGCCATTTGCTCTTGTTGCATTTGCATCATTTGCTGTTCAGGAGAAGGTGCTTGTTGCTGCATTTGTTGACCGCCATTCTTGCCAGCTTCAATGACTTCAGGTGGTACGATAGTTTTTAAGCGGTTCTTAATTTGTAAGTTATTCGGCAACGGTAGATTTTCAGCGTATAAATCAGCAAGCAATCTGAACGTGGTTGGGTCTGCTGTAAGAACTTGTTGCAAAGATTGCAATGCTTGTTCTTTTTGGCCTTCATAAGATGGACCAGGCTTAAGTCTTACCTCATATGTGCCTTTGCGAATATCATTCTCGATATGCTCACCGTATTCATCTGCCTGGTTATTGATGGTAAAGTTTTTCAATCCCTCATCAGGTGTCATAAGTGCTATAACGCGCTTGGCATCATAAACATGTGGAATCATTTCGTTTACTATTTCTCCAGCAACAGCCCATGCACGATTAATGGAATTATAAGCGACATAAGTTGGATAGCTCCCTTGTCTAGTTCTAGCGTCAATTGCAGCACCGGAGGCCTCTTGGTTTCCTTCCCCCATTCGAATCGGATATAAACCTGTTGATGTATATAGGTCATCCAATGCTAGTTGGTATTGCGTAAATAAAGATTGGGATAACTCAGGCGGCCTAAGCTGTTCGGGTTTTGCGCCGGATGGCGACTCATCATAAGGAATCATGCCTTGGATAGCCTGCGGGTCTTTCCAAGCTCTTTGAGTATCTAGCCCTTGAATATTTTTCTTGCTACCCATGAATTGGTCATAACGGCTAATTTTTAGAATATAAGCAGACTGAGTGCGCAGATAATTAATATAGCGCTGAGTGTCCTTAACATCATCGAAGAACGATCTACAGATCTGCTTACCGTCCTTATCGTAGTATGAATTTTGGTCAACAAAAATGACAGGTATTTGCTCACACGGGCATACGCTCTCCTCCAATATATAATCACCGGCAATCTTGTAGTGCATGATTTTGCTGCGCTTGATTTCCCTTTGTTCTTCAATGCGAACAGGCTCGCCGTCATCGAACAATGTAATAAAATCCTCGTCCAAATCGGTAATTTCAGCTTTGACTTGGGCGTTTTGTGGTGACTCAACATCTTGTAAACCTCCTTTTATTTGCTCCCCAATGATTTGTACGTCAGGATTGGGAACACTTTCTATATCATTGGGATTTTCGTATAAGTTGCCTTCCATTGGCAAACTATTTTCTTCCATGGGTAAACCAGGCATTCCAGGTAGGCCAGGTAGGCCGGGCATTGCTAATTCTTGTTGCTGTGCTGCCATTTCGCGCGAATCTTCTATCAAGTCGTCCATTTCTTCCTGATTAAGAATCTTACCATTTGATAGTTTATAGAGCGTATCTTTCGTGAACTTACGTTTGTAGTGGTCAAGAATGCAAACTGACTCATCGTCTGCCCACGAGAAAGAATCCTCGGACAAATTGGGGCTTGTTGCGAGTGCCACCTCTTCTTTTGATGCGTAAATACGATTATCGCCTAGAATTTCTTTTTCAAACTTTTTTCCGTAAATGGAACGAAACTTAGGACGAGTCATTCGGGATATAAAGCCGCCATGCATACCGTCCGTTTTGTTAACGGAATCAGCGCCAATATCCCAGTATGCGCGGGATGAATCTTTAAAGTATCTAAAAACAATATCCTGGTCGAATGCATGGGAATGCGTGTACTCTGTGTCAACTAGCATGGCACCGAAACCACCGTTGAAGGCATGATTAGCAGCTACTTGCACAACTGTCATACTGTTATTTGAGAAAACAATATCTTTAAGAATAAGTTCCCGAAGCTCTGCGACCTGTTCATCGCAGTTGGTCATAGGAATTACTTGGAGCTGGGGCGTGTTTTGCTGCTGCTCACCTAAGAGCGTGTTTGACATCGTGCCTAATTTGTTTGAAGTAAGAGGAATTTTCTTGTTCGTGACAAGCATATCCTCTTCTTTCTCTTCCCACTGCCGGCCGAGAACAAACTCAATCATGAAGTGATAATGAAGGATATTATCGTGGAAATATTCGCGCCATTTCTCGCACGCAATACGCGCCTCTTGCGCTAGTTTCGGGGCTTTTCGCACCATATTCAATTCCCTTTGTTGTATAAATTTACATCATGTAAACATACCGTAGCTGCTTTCAGGCATTCGATTCGGGGTATAGCCGCCTGAGCTTAAATAATCCCCGTCAATGAAGGTAAGGCTTAGCGCATCACTTGTGTCTGGGGATAGAAGCCCACGTTTTCGCGCATCGTCTTTACCTTCTATCAGCAGCTTGTCACTGGAGTCATATCTATAACCTAATCCCGTTAAATCTGTCTGAAGCTCATCTGAATCTGGAATCTCCACAGGCATTTCCTGGATTAGCCATGCGCGCATATTATCCCATAGTTCCGCCCGCAAATTGCGATACTTGTCTGGAAGTGTAGCACGTCTTGCAACATTAATCCCCTCGACTATGTTGGAATAACCCATTTCGTGCAATCTGTCAACAACGCCCGCTCCAATTCCAATCGAATCAATGCATATTTTCTTAGGGTTTTCTTTCTCTATTATACGCCTTATTATGCCGGCAAGTGTCATAGTATCTATATGATAATGCGTTTCAAGACCGAATGCACGTCGCCCTTTGCGCCTTATTATTGCAGTTCTATCATCTCCCATTCGAGCGGGGTCAATACCAATGATTAAATTTGCATCACTTTCAACCCGATTTTTGCGAGCCCGCACAACATGCTCTACAGCAATGAAGGTATCAGTAATAGAACTAAGAAAAGCCTCGTCATCTGTGAAAGGATATTCTTGTCTGAATTTTCTACATTTCTGTTCATAATCACCCTTGAAGTCCTCTAGCTTTATTCTACGCCAGTTTAGATGGCCGCCATTTAATCCGTCATGCGCAAAATTAGCAATCCATTCTTTTTCCTCGTCTGTAGCAATAAATTTTGGGTCAACGATGCAGTAATCATCATCCCAATACCAAGGCACAAAGATTGCTTGATAACGCGATTTACCATTTTTAGCAGCTTGCCAATCGGCATAAAAGTCATTATCAATGCCGTTAGCAGTTGATTCTTTGATAATCTCTGTGCCTGGTAATTCAGCTACTGTTTGCAACAGGCCTAAACTGATACGTTCAGCGTCTTTATAAAACGCGTACTCGGATAAGTGAAGATATTGGTTTGTCATGGAGCGACCTATTTCTGCACTCCCGGCAGTACCTACCCGATAGCCTGAGCCAAGCAAGTCATACATTAAAGTATTGTCATTTTTTTTATCTGGCTGGGAAAATAGTGCTGTATCTAGGTTTTCGCTATATCTTTTTGTTACGCCAAATATAGCGCGTGTTGCGTCTGATAAATGGGTTAGAATAAAAGCTTTCTTGCCGCGCGTGGTAACAATCTTGTGAAAGAATCTACCTTGTACATAAGTTGAGCAACCTTGTTGCCGCCCTTTCAGAATTAAGGCACGCACCTTGCCTGTGAGTTCTAACTGCTTCTCAAGTCGCTCATGAATAAATTTTTGCGCGCGATTGAATTCAAACTTGCGCTCTACCCCTAGTTTGTCATGTATTATAAGAAAGTTTTTTGCGAATAGAGGAAGAGACTTTAAAATGCGGATTAGCTTTTCTTCTGACATTCAAAATCCTTTTGTTAATTTGGCGAATGGGCGGGATTTGCACCCGCAGTATCTTGGTCAAAGCCACCAGTCTCAACTCCTAACTGACAGCAGCCAGGTTTGAGGATCACGCATTGCTGCTTGATTATGGGTGACAATCGTCAGGAATTTCACCCAACAGCAAAAACGGCAAAGAATCGAACTTTACCTACGTTTTAGCACCAGCAATTTTTGCTCTCTAGCTAAGAGGCGCGTGATGTCTGCGCTGCGATTGTCATAATTCTTTATTCAATTACTTTTAATTCTTCGGATTGTTTTTGCTGATTAAAGATTTCAATCACCAATAACATCGCATCACGCATGGTTTTTCCCTTAGTGCCAACCAAAGAAATTTCTTGTATATAATTCATCAAATTCATGATTTGTTATTCAGAAATAATCATTTTGTAAATCCTCTATTAATTTATCAATAGCATTTTTTTTAAATTTATTCCGATAAATCTTTGTGACATGTTGATCCAATAAAATTGGCATCCCTTTTTTCCCGAAAATTAATGATGGCGTTTGTTTTACTTTTTCCATTGTTAAAGTAACAATCCAGTATTCATCATCAATTGCAGGTTCGTATGATTGTTTTTTACTGATTATCACAATATTGTCCTTCCAAGCTCATAAAGTTTAATTTGTTTGCGGGAAGCCAAATTTATAGCATCTAATATTTCACTTAAACTACAATTATGTCTGCCCATAACCGTTAGTAAGAGCGCACCAAAATGTAAGAGCTTTAAATTGTGGCTAAGTTCGCCTTGTTCGGTAAATTCTTTAACTACTTGGTCATGTTTTTCACTTATAGTCATGAAGACCCCATTGTCTCGTCTCTAAGTGTTGGTTGCATTTTACGCAATGTTTAATCAGAACAAGCTTTGGCTCGCTAGGTTCATGCTTACAATAGTTATCAATCATAGCCTGGATTTTATCTATCAAATGCATGGTGCCTCTATAAGTAACACACATCATAATCAAAGTTAGCTCGTCTTTCGTGAAGTCATTCATCGGTAAAACTCCCCGCATTTTTTGCATTTATTCTGGGGCGGATTACTAGTATAAATTGATCCATCACTTTCATGTTTGCATGGATGCTCGCAATAAGTATCAATCATCAATTGTAACTTTTTTAGCAATGGTGATTCTCCGCTTTGTGGCGTATGAAGTCTAAGCATATTTTCCATCGCATCTTCTAGTGCTATTAGCTCTAATTTTGTAAAATCATTCATTGCGCATGTCCACATTTTTCACAACGCCACAATATAACTTCGA